TTTCGTGTAACCGACCATGACGCATTCTTTCTTCCAAAGACCACTCGGTGTAACTTAACTTGCAAAGTTTCTCAAGGTGGTAATACATCTGATCCAATTCTTTTTGAATCTCTTCAAGCGTTTTCTTTTTAGACATCGACTGCCTCCTCGATGAGATAGACACAAGGGTCATGCTTGTCATCACCCTCTTCACAACGAAACTGCAAGTCCTGTGCATCTGCAAACGTTTTGCAAAGACCAACAGTTTCAACTGCACCATTTGAATCCACTGCCACAACTTTAAATGTATTCATTTTTTGCGTTCCTTAATTTCACGTTCAAGTATTTGTTTAAACAACATCCAACGTGAAGATTTCTTGTAGCCCTCACGTTGGTGTTCTCTGCGTACAACTTTTGCTACTGGTGGTTTGCGTTCGATCATGTGGTTACTTCTTTATTTTGATCCAAAAGAATTGAATGCTTGGATGTTTTTTTTCCAAATTTTCAATACGTTCTTCTGCTTTTTTTACTGTGTCATAAAGCCCAAAAGCAAATATGCCACCACTATTACTAGAACCTATTACTGTTATTTTCATATAGCCCCCAAGATTAA